ACGTTACGTTCCACGTACTATTCCCACTGCACTCAATAAACCTTTATACCCGTTTTCAATCGTTACCGACCATGGAACCTTTTCAGGTTCTATCGTTGTTGGCAACATCCTTCAGTCTACTCCTATTGCTTAGGATCCTAGACCGCGGCACGACTGTTCTGTCTGCCGTCAGATTGACTCTCAGGACCACTTTCTTCAATGAAAGTGCACGACGCCCGCTCTATTGGACCAGCCCCGCCAAGTGGTTCAATTCGCTTGGCCAGACTACTCCCAGGATGGAAAACCGATCGATCAAGAGTGTGAAGCTTTCTAGCGCCCATGGATCGCCATATCCCTCTGTGGTCACACTCACCATTATCGCCAACGATGCATACGACGCTCGCGCTTTCTACCGCAGCAAGCAACACGCCACGCAAGCCATACTCTGGTTTGGTGCCCTCTTCAATGCGGGACAGGTGTTGTGCGGGATTGTGCTTTCGTTGTTTGCTCTGACCTACATTATGGTTGCCAAGTTGACAACCCGTCTAAGGAAATTCCTTCAGGCCGTAGGTGCGATCCGATCCGAAAACTTATCATGCAGTCACTTTGAGGAAACTCATGGCTCGAAAAGTTCTGTTCGGTCTTCAATGATCAACTTGCAGAACCTAGTAAACCGTGTTGGCCCTCTCCTTCCGATTGTCACAATCATGTGTTGCATCCCTCCAATTGACGCATCTGAGATCACAATTGCTCCACGTGTCACTCTTGACACCGGGCTTTCTGCCGTCTCGCTGCTCATCACTGCAACTTGGTTGATTAGACATCTCCAATCATTAAAAGTACGTACAAAAATGAACTCTTACTTCGGAACTGCCACAGGACTGCTCATCATCACATTCCTATCATGCATCACGATTGTAAGTGGAATTCCTGCAGCAACTCCTAGCCTTGCCAAAGTTGGTCATGGCATGGTTGCTCCCTTCCTCCTCTTCATCGTTATGTGGCTCTCTCTCCGCTATCTCATCACTCTTCTTCTCCGTCTATTTCCGAAGCAACTGCTCAAATATTATACTCAGCTTGACCTCCATCTCTACTTCCTCTTCTGCTATCAGCATTATCTTCCAGACATTCCTCTCAAGAAAGCTATCATTTCAAACGGCGCCTACACCGACCATCATCACACTACTACAAAATTCTGTAATAGTTGTGTTGGTTTTGGTCATTTAGACTCCGAATGCTCCGACTACACCCACCCCATCTTCAGCTACAAGAGATACTACAACATCCCAACAAAGCAGACAATTGAGGCATATCTCGAGGTACACACTCAGAACGAAATCTTCATCCACAATGACATCACCATCATCCGTGGCGATCTAGTTTTCATCAACAAAATCTTGAAGGACTATGATCACACCACGCTTGGTTCACTGTTCCCAGAAGACTTCCCACACCTCACCGTCCGGCGCGTTGACTACACGCCAGTAGTTAATGTAGATGGCACGATCAGGATCTTCCCAAACACAAAGTATTACAATCATACTGAGTATACACTTGACAAAGAATCGGACATCGACATCGCTCACTATCAGACAATCTACAGACAAACTACCCCTTTCAAAATCGGTTACGACATCCCTTGCGGCATCATCCCTCACGCGGACACAACCATTGTCCACACGCATGGATATGCCAACGGTCACATCGAAATCGACACTTCTTCCGCCTACTCTGACATCACTAATCTCTCTCTACGCCCTAGCACCGCATCATTCTCCTGTTCCATGTCCTCTGCTACTTCTCAAACCGGCTCTATTACCTCTAACTCCTCTTCTATCTCTGCCAGCTCTGCCAACTCTCTCGCCCAGAAATCAACAAAAGATCAGGTATTCAACTACATGTCAATCAGGCCCCGGCGAATCTATGATCCTTCTAACGATATCACCGTTGGAATCTTGACAGCCACTCTCCGACCCAATGACGTTCACAGCGACGCTCTCTATCCTGTCGAATTGCAATACGCATTCCCAGGTTGGACCGCTGACGAAATCATCAACGACGAGAACGGTATCAACATGCACGAATACACAAGCTGCAGACAAGAGACAAAGGACTTCCTCAACATGATCGACCCTCACAAGTTCAGTTCACACGTCAAATCTTCCACCACTCCCTCTTTCGTCACCCTCCACAACGGTTGCATCTGGAACACCAGTGACTCCATCATCGACATCGGTATCGCAAGTGCCAACAGACCCGACGGAGTCAGCCAGCGCATCCCAGACATGGTCAATGCTTACAACGTCCCACCTCCTGCAAGACGCCTCGGTTCATACACCAAATCTGGCCGAGTCTACTGCATCTGGGGAGCCCGCGTAAACAGTGCACCAACACCCTGCAAACACGTGAACGCCTGTAACTGCCTCGACACCAAATACCACCGTTACAACGCCTTCTACAACGCCGCCTCCACAATCATCAGCCGTGAACAGCTTACCACTGTCTCACTTTCTCTGAATGTCGGCTGCGGACCTCTGCAAGGCGACTGGAACACCTACGAACAGATCATCTTCAGGATTGCCAATGAGACCCAGTGTTACATCCGGATCTACATGAACAACGAAACCGGTGCTCATCACAACCCCATCACCAATCAAACAGGCAAGAACCGCAAGAAATGGCACAGTTACAGAGTCCAGGAGACTAAACTCCCTATCAACAAAACCCTCCGCTCAGTCAATGTCTCCCAAGCACAAAGAAGACGTGAACAGACACGCCCTGCACCGCCTACAATCCTTCCTTCAACTCCTCCTCAACCTGACATTCAGGAAGATGATGAGGTTCCACAGAACTTTGTAGAGCACTGCCAGCTTTTCTACAAACAACGACACGATCAACTCACCAATCTCTTCTCTCTTTGCCTCGGTATCATCATCCATCAATACATCTACGATGTTATGTATGGACTCCGAGTCATCGACCACACTGAGATCTTCCTCATGAGCATCGCCTTCACCACCACTATCATCTCTCTTCACAACTACAAGATCACTTCCATTCCTTCAACACTCGCAGGTATTCTCGTCGGCGATAACCCTGTCACCTGGTTCTTCTTCCTCATCGCACACAAATGCAAAGTCAGCTGCAGCCTCCAGATCCTCGGTATCCTCAACGCGATCAACCAATACAGTGCCTACACTGGAACTATCTGTCTCCTCTTCTACACTCTCTCTCCTTCTACCTGCACTTCTCTTGTTCGCTTCCTCCTCACACTTCTCCTCACAGTCACCGGAGCACAAGCCCAAGAAACAGAGCAAAAATCAGATACACATCTCTTTAACCAATTCACTCGCCTCATCGTCTACGCTCTCTGCGCCCACATCATCTACACCATTGTTAAGATGCTTGAACCACGTGAGGAACATGAGACCATTCAAGTCAGCACTACTCAGTCATCCAACTTCACTTCAACACGCCGTCGTACAACAACATGTGCATACACTCAGCCAACCACTGCCGCTGTTGTCATTGTTGTTGCCCTCACGTTCAGTCTGATCATTAGTACTGCTAGTTCTAACCAGATCTTTTCTCGTGACCCCTCACATAAATTCTACTCCTACTATGAACCAATCGAAAGCTGTGACAATCCCTCATACATCGGCCAAATCGACTACGATAGATTCTGGAAGATGCCAAGTACTTTCCGCTTCCCTAACGGCATGACTCTAGAGGACTATCTAATGGAAGAAGTCTGTTACGACGACTCCATCTTAGACCTCCTGCAGCCTGTCTACGTCATCGACGGAATCAACTTCGAAGTCACCCAGTCTATCAACTGTGACCACCATCTCAGTGTCAATAAAACTCAGCTCACATACTGTCTCGAACAAAGAGTGAGTGAAAAGGATATGACCCTAATGACACAAGCACAGCTAAAGAAGTTCGCCCTCAAGTACAGACGACGCGCAGATGAAAACAACACCATCTCTCACACCGTACAGACAGTAAACATTGTAGGCATCACTCTCACATACAGATCCAATCACACATACACTCTTCCATACGGTTCACTTACATGCAACTCTGAACACGCATACTGCTCATACATTGCCAAAGTTCTCGGTTCTGAACACACTCTTCCAGCCAGTGCTCTTCAGTACTGCCACGGTAATGAGGAATTCTGCGAATACAAGCGTTTCGACGACGCCGATCTTTGCACCCTCTACTATCGCGACCTCACCATCGCTCCAGACACTGACCCAGAAGATTTCAAGCTCGCTCAACAGTTCCGTGAACACGTGGCATCGCTCTGTGGTATCCGTGCCAGCATTCATGAAGCTCACATCTACGAACCCAAGTCCACCCCAAAGAGTAGACGTGGTGAATGGTACTCTTCCACTCTCCGTATCGCTAATCACCGCTCACGTAATGGACAATGCATTGTCAATGTCTGTGGCTCGGTCCCAGCCGACTTCACCGATCAAGGCATCGCATTCGAATACCAATTTGTCAACGATTGTTCCCCCTCAAACACCACTGCAGACTGCGTCGCTATTGACTTCGCATATGAGTTCGCTTACAGCTACATCCATAAGAAGGTCATGCACAATGGTCACGTCCCCTACATCAGTCGGATCGTGAACCTCATTCCAGGCATCCCTGAAGCTTACACGCGACTCGCCGCTGTCTACAATGCTGTGGTCAACATTCCCTCTGAAGAAATTGTTGATAGATTGTATGAACAGTTCGACAACACAGCCCAGCTCGCCACTCGCCGTCTCGAGAACATCAAGTATGTTCCAAAGATCGCTAAGATGACTGCTGAGGTATTGTTCGCTGATCGCATTGTCAAGAAATATACTCTCGTCGGTATCAGAACACTTTGCCTCGCCAGATTCGAAGAATCGGTATGCAAGAAACTGATTATTGCCGTCAATGGGTTCATCAACAACGATCACCTCATCATCGAAACAGACTTCGACAAAGCCACATTCACTGCACTGTACCATTTCATCACAAAGCACTACAAAGTCAAATACACTGCTCCCCAACCTGTATGTAAATTCGCCAAGAACCTCACTCCCACCCAGCGCTACATCAATGACTGCGACGTTCAGGTTGAACTGAAACGTTGTCACATCAACTTCGTCGAAGGTCAAGTGGATTATTCGCGCAGAAATGTCACAATCATCCACAACATCCCGACAAGTCAGATTGACGTCATCTTCACCGCCACTGGCACTGAATACTATGACTCAAACGGTCACCAGTTCGCCGCAATCACTGATAAGCGTTTCACTGTGAACGACACCACCTACACCCTCCCATCTGATCTAAAACTCATGGCACAAGGAAAGAACAAGCAGAGCAGACACTGGCATAACTATGGTCACCGCTTCTATAACGCTGAACTCATAAAGCCCGGCACTAACCGTGGTCATATGATTCCATCGTTTCTCGGCGGTCCCGCAGTCTATGCCAACGCCTTCTTGCAGACCATCCAAGCTAACCTAGATGATACACCTTTCGAAAATCAGGCAATCGGTGTCACATACAACAAGCACATCACTAGCTACAATCCAAATGACATCATCATTGGAGACGTTTCTGATCCTTGGTGCCACATCAACCCTTCCACACAATCAACTCCATCTCTTCCACTTCCACATAATGTAAGTGAAGCCGAGACATTCATCCTCACGCATGACAACATTTTCACTGTGACTCATGATCATCCTTACCATACTGAAGACGAATTCAAGCTTCTCCGCTCTCTCGCCCTTCCCTGTGGTGTTTATTCTTACACTATCAGTCTCAGAGGTGAAGTCGTCCGCCGATGGAACCCTTCTGATCAGACTGGTGGCAAGACTCTTCTACACCACCCTGTCAACACTACACACATCAGGACATGGGAACTCACTACCACGGTCCTCAAAACCGCACTTAGCACAATCGCGAAACTCCGTCATCCTGTCCTTCAAACCCTTGGACTAGAAACAGAATTCGTCACCAGTGCCCATCCTCTACACATCCGAAACACTCTCGGCTCTATGTACACCTACAAACATCTCTCTTATCTCCTCCCTATCGCCCTCCGTTGCGCTTCTGGTGTTGCTGTCAATTTCGGAATCAACACTCCGTTATCGAACTGCACATTAGACAACGGTCACGGCATCGAACAATCTGGTCTCCCTTCTCTCGAACACAACATTCAGAACTTCACTGCTCTCAACACTAACATTCCCACTACATACACTCTAAGTGGCGACACCCGTGACATGACTTGCCTCTACAACGCAATTAGGTTATGGGCTGACGCTAACGACTACACCACATCATTCACGGACAATGCAGACATCACTTTCCGTTTCGACAACACCGTCCTTCCCACACGTTGTTACAATTACAACATCCCGTCTACACATGCATGTGACAGTCCAACATACGACATCCCCGCCGAAGACCTAACCTACTTCCAGCAAGCCTCACTCGCAGTCATCTGCCGCGAACACTCCAACATGTACTGTCATCAGCTCGACATCGATAGCTATCCACGGCCATCGTATTCCGAGTTCATGGACAATCTCATCCCTCTCACCTGCGGAACATTTAACGCCACTGACTCAGTCCTCCGTTGTGCAACAGAATACCAGATCATCTACACTCCACCACAAGAATACAACACTACACTTGAACAATTCCGGATCGCTAACATGCACTGTCCCATTTACATCGAACCAACTCCCGGCATCCTCAACTCAAGCCGCGGTATCTACACATACAGTTACCAAGGCAGAGTCATCGGATCCAGTGAGCGAATCGGTACTACACGTCTCCCCTCTGACATTCTCATCCTCTACAAGAACATCACCGAAGTAAAGTTTAACACAGGTACAAAGCTTTGCCAATCCGAAGGGAATAACACCCTATTCCACAACGGTTGCAATCTTAAAGTCACCCATGGTAAACCTGCCTCTCCCATCTACACCACCTATCCAGACAGACGTCACGACATCATCCAAGCACAACTCACTCAGGACATTCTCAACACGATCATCAATGCTACCGGTAACCTCAACATTATGAAATATCGCCGTTCCACTCTCAACCTCACCTTCCCTTACCATCCGGTAGACATCAACATCGAGCAGATCGACGGTTGCCATGTTATCGATGAAGCCGCCCTCGAACAGTACAATCGTGATTATCAAATCGTCTACGAGCAACCTGAAATCGACGGCATTCTCGAAATCACCGTTCCAAACAACTTTGCTAAGGAGAAATTCTATCGCAAAGCTCTCGGCCACTGTTATCAGCTCCGGTTTATCTACACTGACAAAGTCATCAACGTAGACCCAGACCACACTGTCAACAACTGTCTCTATCTCACCAAGATCGCCGATATTCAAGTCTCCGGTAGCTTCTGTAACTACTTCCTCCCCTTCAAGTTCTACACCACGTCCAACGAAAGATGTCACAACTACGTCAGCAATCTCATGGAAATCTATGGTGTCCGCGGAGTTGACCTACCCTTCGGATTCCTAGACAAAGTAGAATGCTCAAACATCGAAGATACCAAGATCGAAATCATCAGCGACAAATGGGGCAACAACACCTACATCCATCCTGGCGCTGCACGTGACACATGGGGACATAATGTCATCATGAATGAATACACCACCGAAGGCGAGTTACTTAAGTCTCAGGTATACAACCAGTCTTACTTCACTTTCCTCGGCGGTCGTGTTCACCGTGACAACACCTACTGTCTCGCTCGGCCTTACGACACCACCTCTGTTTACATCGCACCCATCTGTTCATCCAGTTCAAATTCTCGTTGGTCCCTCATCTACAACATCCCAATCACTTATTTCAGACACGCACAGACATCCTACTACGACACTCTCGACCATTCCTCTGTCTATAGTCTGATCATCATCATCGTCTCATACTATCTTCTCACGCGATTCTTCGAACCGGTCACTGTCTGCTTCATCTACATTCTCATCACGAATGTCTTCGCACTCATCATCTACCAGTCTCGAGATCTCGCATACATCAGCAGTGTCATCTCAATGCTCTTTGGAACTCTCACCGAAATCCTCAAGCGCTGTATGGTCATTCCTACTGTCCTCTCCTTCCTCTTCACTATGACTTCTTACTGTAAGAAGGGCTCAATGATGAAGCGTCCACGCGATCACTTCGACATGTTCGTCGCTACATCATTCATGGCCTTCTCTCTGATCAACATCGGCTACATCTTCCTTCTCACCGGAATCGTCATCTTCATCGGACTCTACAAATTCATCGCCGCTCAATTCACTCAACCTCACTGGCGTACCTATGTCAACGTCGCTGTCAGCATTGACGACATCGCTGCCCTCGGTTACACTCAGACCAATCAGGTTAGAAAAGCAGCAGATGATCTCATGAAGAAATCCACCGACGACAAGTACTCCTACTATCAACAGCTCGACTTCTTCGTCCACGCCGCATTCCTCAACGCATACGCCCAAGCAATTGACTCCAAGATCCCACTCAACTTCACTCATCGTAACCTGAACTTTCGTGTTTCACAACCCAAGACAAACTTCCTTGTCGGTCTTGTCACTCACGAAGTAAACACAGGCAACAACACCAGAGTAGAAGATCTCAACAAACACCCATACAACAAGTACCGTAGTAACATCGTACGTGTATATGGTGAACGTGGTGATCTCAACGGCTTCCTCAGCGGCAAATTCCTCTACTTTCCTCGTCACATCTTCGACTCCTGTACTGACAACACTCTCACACGACACATCCGCGTCACAAAAGGAGAAGGGACTCATGACATCGAATTGTTGAGCGAAGAATATGACGCCACTCCTTTCATCAAAACCGACAGTCCATTCGCAGAAGCAACTGTACTCAAATTCGGTAAACTCCAACGCACTCAGTACGCATACTTCGTCACTGCTGATGACATCAGGGTTGGTTCAATGTCCGCCGACGGCTACCACAACATTTCTACCAAGGATGGTGACTGCGGTTCACTCCTCTTTGACCACCTTCACAATGTTGTTGGAGCTCACATCGTCGGCATTGCTAGCATCCCTCCTGTTAACGGTGCCCTGACCTGGAATGCAGAAAAGGAAATGCTCTGCGGACCAAATGATGACTACGATTACGATCCAGAAAAAGTCGGTCCACCCAAGGTATGGCCTGTAGAATCAATCACTGCTCTCAGCACGATCCTCAATCAGCTCAACTATGTCACCGGTGATGCCTTCACTACACCCAAACTCCCTACAAACTATCAGCTAATTGGTTGCGAGACACTGGACCAGTACGTCAATGCCCGTAATCTCGTTACCGGCCAATTCCCTCAGATCAAGGAGGCACTAGACGATTTTATCAACGGATACGTCGCCAACTTGCAACGAGGTACTGAAGCCTACAACGTAATCTACACCAGCATGAACGCACAGATCCGCATTGCTGACCTCTCTCCTCTCAGCAACTCGATCACTAACTGGCAATACCTCATCGATCCTCTCACTCGATTCCGCTGTTTCATCCTCGGACTCCTCAAGCAGTATCTCCGCCATCTCATCATCTACTTCCTTCTCCAGATCGCTTTCATCTGCTTCGATCACGGTTTCTTCTTCCGTGTATTGAGAGATCCAACCCACTTCCTCTTCTCCATCATCAGCACCGTTTTCATCTCTGTCAGCCCTCTTGCTAGCACGAATGACATCCTCTTCAAGTATCTCCTCAGCTACACTCTTGAATACAGATTCGCATATCTCAACGTCGAAACTCTAATTCAGTCATATCTCTATCTCAGTTCTCGCGAAGCAATCTTCTACACCTCTCGCAGGGTCAACAAGCTTTGCACCGTCTTCACTGTCATAGTCATGCTTCTAATTGACACCTTCTTCGTTGAAATCGGTGGCTACAATGTCCTCCCGATTCTCATCATCTGTATCCCTATTTTCTACCTTCGCACTGTAATGATGGGAGCTGCACAGATTCAAGTGTATTTCGAAGCTGATCTGCACAAACCTGCTGCAAACTTCATGACTCTCATCTACTTCTTGATCATCAACGCTATCTCTATCATCATCTATTGCTGGGGACTCTTCTCATTCAACGTTCACGCTAACACCATCTTGTTCGCCACTACCATCGTGCACTTCATCGCCTTCTACGTTCTCTCTCAGGAAGTTCAGAAGGTCTTTGAAGCTAACTCTTTCCGTGTCCCAAGACTTATCTACGTTGCTATCTCTTACATCTCTCACGTTCTCTGCCACATCTACTCTGCCGCTCTGAACAAGGTTTGCGAATGGATCCTCCAGATCATCATCAACGCTAACCGTCTAGTTCTTATCGGTAGTGGATCTTTTGGCATCTTCCTCACAATCTGTTTCCTCTTCTACTTCTTCAAGCAACGCTCCAACATGGCTAAACACGAATCAAATGACATCGCAGAAGCACATACACACTTCGACTCATTCGCCAAACTCACTACACTCATCGCCAACAATCCCAAGCTCGCTTGTATGAAACCATTCTGCGTCGACTACAATGACAATCGTGCGCGTATGACCCTCAAAGAAAAAGGTAACTGGGTTGTCAAAGTGCGCGACGCTCTCCTCACTCAATTCAGCCTCACCAACCCTGCTGATCTCGCTGAAGTGATCCACGAGTGCGCTAGTCATCCGACTCTGAACAAACTATTCTTCGACAGTCCAAAAGGTCTGAAGGTCTACCATGAGATCGACTCCAATCTCGATCAAGTCCCGTACAACGGTGAGAACGGTCAGATCAAATCTGATACTGCCGTTCTTGCTGAATACAGGAATGAGCTCAGCCTAATTGAATGGAAGATAGTTACCCTGCAGAAGGAACTCGCAGAAGCTAAAGCCGCAGAAGAAAGAGATGCGATTAAAGGGATTAACACACATCTAGCTGACCTCATGAAACAACGCAAAACACTCATCACACTCTCCAACACATTGAATCAGTCTATCATGGCTAGAGATGCTCAGGAACGCCGTGTTGCCAGACGTCACGCAAATGAAGAAGCAAATGAAATTGCTCGCGTGATCAAAGCACAACGACTCCGTGACTCTCTCACTCTCATCTTCAATACATTCATCAACAATCTCATCAAACTGACATCTGACTGCAATGCATTGAAATCATACGCTGACAATGTGCTCAAGTACGTGCCTGAAGAAACTAAGGACTTCCTCAAGCGTGCTGACAATTGTTACCGTCTTTCCCAGGACATGATTCTCATCGAAACTCCTGCCAGCCCTCTCTCTTACTTCAAAGAAAAGAATGGCATCATCGAAGTGATCAATTCCTGCAGCTATGACACCTTCAAGGACGGTATGGTTGTCAATCACATCCTCGACGGCACTACAAAGCTCCCTTACACTCTCGACTCTCTCAAATCCTCTACTCACGTCGTCTGCTATGAGCCAGATCGATCATCCAGTTACACAGACACCTGCAAACATGAGTTGAACTCCAAGGTCGGACAAACTCTTCCTTGTGGCACATCTCTTGAATGCAATCACTCTCACTACCACAACCAATTTGACTGTACCTCTGGCTACTTCGCTTTCATGGCTCAACATATCACAGAATGTGAGACATGCCTCGACACCTTCAAGCGTGGACAATGTGGTTGCGGATACCGATACAAGGTTCCCCGTGTCCTTCAGTCGTTCATTCTTCATGGCTCGAAATGTTCTCTCGTCACTCACGAACTCAGCTACTCTGGAACTGCCGCAGCTTTCAAACCATACTACGATGAAGCTACGCACAGTATCATGTACAAGTCCGCCGTGATCGCCTATCTCAAGAAGCCAGACACCTACACTAGCACATTCACCTACAACAACGAAACATACTATCTTCCCGTCCCACTCACTCACGACGTTGTCTCTATCCTCATTGCCTTCGCCACACGCAACGGCTCAATCCCGGTCAGCGAGGTTCACTTCGAAGCCTGCTTTGACCGTGTTGACGTCGAAGAAGACAGTGGTCTCCAATCATACTCTCTCATCGATACTCCATGCGCCAATGATGACCAGATCTGCTACCAGATTCAGACATGCCCATTCCACAACACCAAGGATGCCGCGTGTATGATCTGTGCAAATCTCGACGACGGCATCTATTCTGTCGTTCCAGCCGATTCATCATTCCACGAGCTTGCCAGGGAGCTTTCCATCACTCTCACTAATGTCACCAATCCTCCTCCTAAGAGACATGAGGCAAATTTTCAGACAAAGCCTCGTCGAGTCTTCCAGTAAACCGCTACCACTACATCAACTCAGCCCCGTTCAACTACACAATCACCAATTCATCACCTGGTGATGGCTGGGTTGAGTTTACTGGGGACAATCACGAGGCTTGTGTCGGCCATAAGATCTGGGCCAAGAAATATTACCACACCAGTGGAATATTCTGTAAACCTCGAGCTTCATCATCCACTCTCATCATCAATGGGAAGAATCGACATTACAAGACTAAACACTCACTCAAACGCGAAATCAAAACTGCGCAGGCACTCTCACACATTCCAGAAGCTGTCCAATTCCACAAGGATGAGCATGGGTACTATCGTGAAATTTCACAATTCTCCCTTGCCGATGTGTTGCATGGGTTCGCTAATCAGATCGAACCAGACTTCCTAGCCAAATACACCAACGAGCGTAACATCAAAGTCTCGAATGTAACTTGGCTCTGCAAGAACATCTGTAATCACAAATCATGCAACATCCTCAAGATGGACATCTTCGACTACACCTACACCTGCTACACAAAAGCACAGTCATTCGCATTACAAGCATGTACAACATACAACTTCGACATCACTCCAGACAACATCTGTCCAGAAGGCGTCTATGACTTCGAGACATATCGTCCCGGCAATTGTGATCCCATCAAAGCTCTCAACGCCGTCACGTATTGCATCGAACGTCACTGGTTCTCCGCTGGTCTCTCACTCTCCTGCGCATCTATCTATCCACATGAAGACATGACAATTCATCAGTACAAAGAAGCATTCGCACTCTACACTACAGAATTGAACACAGAAGTCACTCTCAAACACCAACCTACTTTCGACTCCTATCTCAACTTCATGCTTGTCACAGAGCGTCACAACATCAACATTGACATCGGTACAGGAGCAGACACCTTCTACACTTCCTTCGACAACATCACATCAGCTCCGTGTACAGAAGAACGATACGACGAAGTCATGGCCGGGGTTACCCGCTTATATTATGCCTACCAGTATGATAGAGGTGATTTTCCTTGCAAATACACAGTCACTCAAACTCACGTCAAATACCCTGTAATTGGCGATGTTCCTGTGGAACCTGAAGAATGCAAAAATCCGATCTGCAACAGTTACCCACCAGTCTACAGTGCTCTGATCTCCATTCAGAAATTCAGCACCTGGGCTCGTCTCATGTGTCATGATATTCTCAAGCGAGTCTTCAATCACTGTCGTGACTGTGACCATTTCAACTGCAAGATCTCACGACAACTCATGCGCTTCAAGAATCCACTCTCCAACATTCAGCCAGTCGCATACACTAAACTACACGAAGATCGTCACCTAATCCGTGATCGTCTCACACACATGGACTTCACCTCAGGCCAAGAGTTCTACGCTACTGAATTCATCAATGAGTTCAATGACGTCGAATTCAAGACACTGAACGGTGATACCATTCACTTCAACCTCACGCATCCCTATGACGCTCTCCTCGAACCTCTACTTCCTCCTAACACTCTCGTCGGAAATTCAGTAGCAGCATCAGGCGTTATTAGTGATCTTGACGCTAATTTCAAAAACTACGACAGAAACACCGGCATGTCCTGTTCTCTCACTGAATTCCAGCTCTCTCTCTCTCACATCCTCTACCGTTCTGAAGCACAGCGTACTCCTGACGACTTCCTCGACATAACACCTTACGAAGACACAAAGAAACCCGCATCCAAGAAATCTTCTGGCATCGGCATCACTAAACTCCCACAAGGCTATGTCCGATCACTCAGTGACTACACATCATTCATCAGATCACAAATCGAACACATCAAACACCACTTCTCTATCTGGCTATTTGAGGTGATTCCAAAGATCTCCATCCAACCTGTAGACAAAGCACTGCGTTCCATCTTCATCGGCCCAGCCTTCATGAACGATGTTTACCGCTGCTTCAACACCGCATGGCTAGAATTCACCAAAACACGACTCTCTTACAACACTGTCCTCATCGGATTCAAAGACACACACTGTGGCATCAACAAGTTGATCAACGGGATCACGGCAGGATTCAACCCAAAAGGCAAAGCCAAGTGGATCTCGCAAGACTATCCCAAGTTTGACACCTGTGTTGACACCATGGCACAATACTCTTACATCATGAATCACGCATATCACTACACTCACACTAACCTCTCTCTTATTACTCGTGGCCTCTGTCAGTTAATTGCAAACTCCACCAGCCCAATCATCTACTACAACAGCATGCTCATCAGGAAACTGCATGGGGTGTCAAGTGGTGACGGCGCAACAGCAATTAAGAACAGCCACTGTAACAGTATCATCACAAACATCGCCTTCTACAGACAAATCATTGACAATCAAGTGCCCGAAGAATATCGCGGTCTACAATCCACTCTCTACAACACACTCATCAATGGCATACAAAGTAAAGACGATGCATACTCTACACACCGCGCCTTCGAATGGAACATCTCTCGCTGTGCCACTCTTAGCGACGACACACTCGCCATCATCAATCCAGACGTCTTCGATCTTGATCAATACCTTTCAAGCTATCGAACTCTAGGTGGTTATGAAATCACTAATGAGAAAAAGATCTTTGTCCGTGATGAGCCATATGAATTCACCTCCAGATACTTCTTCAAAGAGGACGGTTTCTGGTACAATGCACCCCTCATCGAGCGAGTCTTCTCTTCCATTGTTCAATGCTCAAAGTCCACATCGCTTTGTCCTGAGATCATGGGAGGCAGGCTTCTCTCCATCCTCATCAATGCATGGCCCCTCACGCGCAAGAACGACACTCTTAACGGCGTCCCTGTGAAAGACATTGTCATGGCACTCTACAAGATTACCAAGAACTACATTGACAAACACAACATCTTCTACACCACAGCACTCGTTGACTTCGACTTTGACGACGAACGAATCAGTAACATCGGTCGTGCCGCTGTAGACCACATCGGCCACACCAAGAAGTTCATCGACATCGAATATCTAGACAATGTCTGGTTTAAACAACCGGAAATGGATCTAGCAGTCTGTCACGAGTCTAAACCACACTCATCTACACTCGAACACTATCCAAATCACGAATACATCTCAGTCCCATCTAACGTCGAAACAATCATCGGCGATATCACTACAATCACCGACGGTATCACTATTCAAGCTGTCTCACGTACAGGAAAGAAACCTCATGGTCTCTCCGCTAGCTTCGCTGCCCAAGGACGCAATGCTTACAATGTTGCTCACAAATCCCGTACATCATACACTGTTGACGGTAATGTTAGGCACATCTGGGCATTATCATACCCCGGCAAGGCTATCGACGATTACGATGAACAGCTCGTCAGACTACACCGCCTCATCGCTTCTCTCTCTGCTATCATACACACTGAAAATCCTACACGCATCTACATTCCATGGAAAATTCTCTGCGGTCTCGGCGGCGGAAATTGGAACATGGTATACCAAGCACTCACCACATTCGCCAAATTCAACAAAGACATCACATTCACATTCGTCAGACTTGACTCTATACATGAGGGAATGCGAGACGTATGCTTTGCATGTGGTGGATATGGACAATTCGAATGCTACACTTGTGCTAGCGCCGGATATCCTTTCACCTTCTGCAATGGTGCAACTTGCCTCCGAACACACATCACCGACTGTGAACACTACTCCTACTCTCTTGCCGCACGCAAACGCTACATCATCCAATGCTCTGAATGTGAAGAAATGGACATCAGGAAAATGTATGTAGACAACGACTTCCGCTGCGCCCAGCATCTAGACAAGGAAGGTTATTCTAAGATCACTGACGACAAGAACAACGTCACCATCTTCAGAACTAACGCAACCCGTTCAGAACTTCCTGGCGTAAGCAAGATTCTAAAGCAAGTCGAAAAGAAAAGCTTCTTCAAGATCATCTATGAATTCACACTCAAGCACTGGATCCAACACAACATCCTCCTTAGTTTCATTGCTGCTCGTGAAGACATGCCATCTGAAGTCATCGATTTCAAAGTGATAAAGCAAGTCGGTGACAAGACTTACATCAAGACAGACAAATTCTTCTCATTCAAGATCAACAACAAATACATTGACGCTACAACACTTCAAGACATTTCACTCAAGCAAGAATACACCAATGGTAAACTCTCACTGTACATCGATGGCGGTATCAAGAAGGGTATCAAGAACATCAGAATCACCACTCCTAATCCTTCCAACTCTCTTACTCTCTGGAATACCATCACTCCTACCACTACAGTCCTTAACATCTTCCGTGGCATTCAATTCCAAGCTTCCACCTTCTACATTGATAACACCGGAAGTCTTCTTGACAAGATGGCCAATAACAACATCACCGTCATTCAAGGACCACCTGGTACCGGTAAGACATACACCATCAACAAATTCCTTGCAAGAATCAATGAAATTCTCCCTAATTCTAACATTGCCGTCCTTGCTAGCTCCCACTCTGCAGTTGATAATATTGGTAACTCAGTCAATCCCTCCATCTTCCGCAGATGCAAGAGACTTATCCCTCAAGAATCAGAAGACAAAGTCCGTACCAGGTTCCAAAGATACACAACTGGCGGTGGCATCATCTTCGCTACTCTCCAGTCAACCCGTGGTATCTTATGTCCTAGTGTAGAATACATGATCATCGATGAATTCTCAATGGCCACTGACATTCAAATCTACTCCGCCATCTGTCATCTCAATCCACGTCATGTCATCTTCACTGGTGATCCTTGTCAATTATCCACTCAACACGTATACAACACAGACGTTTACCATTCCAACATCATCAACAATCATCAGCTCACAGGCAAGTTCCCTACTGAATTCCTTGACATCACATATCGCATGGGCTCAAAGATCAATGATTTCATCTCAGAAAACTTCTACTACGGCAAGCTCAAAACAGCCGCTACGTATGAAGGTGAGGTCTTCCAGCTCCATTTAGACCCTATCAACATGCTCTCACAGATCCATGCAATTTGGGAATCATCACCTCAGAACAACTTCGCCATTCTAGTTACACATCATGAAGCATTTTCCATCATCAGACAATATTTTACTGACCTTGACATTCAAATCCCCATCTACACTGTCCACACATCGCAAGGCAGAACATTTGACCGTGGAATCGTCGTCAGCTACCGCAATACTGCGTTCACAAAGGATCCAAACATTGTGAATGTAGCCGTCAGTCGTTTCCGCTTCCAGTGTATCTGCATGCACCAGGGCAATCCATACTACGCTAAACTTCCATACTACAACACATCACAAATCTACTTTGAGAAATCCACTACAGTCATCGCATACAATGGACCACAGAACAAACTCTCCAATATGTACACTGACAATATCAAGCCATTCCCATACCACACCCTTGAAAATCGCTATCAGAGTGAAAAGGCAAAGTATCTTGGCAAGAAATTAATCCTCCACAACAATCCGTTTGAAACTCTCAAGGAAGCCAAGAAGGTGTTCACACGCGAAGATAACCTCAGATGGGCCAAAGTATCAGCAGAAGTAATGACTCGCTTGCTGTTCGAGAAATTCAACAATCCCGATCTAGCTAAGCACCTCATCAACACTGGCAAAAGTCATCTAGTCGAAAACACCAAGCATCCTATCTGGGGCGGTAAAGGTGGTGAAAACCTTCACGGTAAAATCCTCACCAACATCCGTACCAAATTGGAAGTCCGCGAACGTGAACCCACTCTGATCGACACTTCATACAAACACAATGTCATCTTCCAGAAATTCAAGAATCAAATCATCTCAGCTCCACGTCTAGATATTCATGAAAACACACTGTGCATTGATGTTGAAACTGTAAACAGTAAAGATATCAAAGGTACCGACAACAAGAGCCTCCATTTTCCATCACAAATTGGCTTTGCTTACAACGGCACCATTGAAACATACGATTGCACTCCTACACTCACAGTCAATGGACACTCAATCACCACCAAATACTTCAACTCTATCTATCCTTCTTCTGTCAAGGCCGCCAAACGTGGAAAGCACAAGATTGAATTCATTCTCCGCTCCTACATGGCTCGCCTCCAACACACTGTCACTGATCAAATCACTCTCGTCTTCAAATCAGCACTCATCGATGTCTCAATGATCCACAACGCAATCAGAAATGGACCAAACAAATGTCACAATGAAGATTGCGCAAACCATCCCATCTGGTACACAGAGCATCCATGTTGTGCTGTTCATGTCGACGGTATCATCCAAGCATTCTATAACCCATACATGGTTGACATTCACGGATTCACATGCCCTCGCTGCACATCAGACGAATTCACTTACTCTCCTTCCGAACACTCTATCGACTGCAACAGATGCTATCCCTCAGACAACAACATCTATAACTCACGCATGAAATTACAAGTCATGCATGACACAGTATGTAATGAGAAACATGGGGCAGCTCACGACTCAGGCGCTGACGCTGCAATGACACTATGCATCTACAACAAATTGAATCCACCACATCACAGAAAAGAGTCACTTTCACGCAGAGGCCGATTCATTAAAAATCAACTTCTTTCAGCCAACCTTCATGAGATCAGGAAAATTAAGACCTATCTAGAAAATGAATATAACACCCAGCAAGACTTCTACATTGGTGGCGGTACTTATATTCCACGCACTAGAAACGCTGATATCAGAGTCGGTACTTCTGCCAACGAACACTTCTCATACTGCACTGGACAGATTCACAAACACATCTACATTGACAGTCGATATTATGTTGACATTGACAAAGACAAAGCACACTGCATTTTCCTTGACAGATCCAATCCACACACTAACAACTGGAAACAAATCCACGGGCTACACTACACCCTTGACAGTCGATTCATCTACTTCTCTCCATATGGCGCTTACAACGGACCACGGGAAAGCCTTCCATTCCCACTTTTGAACCACAAATGTGAGGGTGATAAGGTATACTACAGTTCAAGCAGACAGTATAATCTGCCATGTAGTGAAAAACCACGCTCCGTCCTCGGCTCCTTCTACTATCACTGTTGTGAAAGCCATGCGCTCGCTATTGAAGAGATTGACAATGCCTTCAGCACTGCTCCAGGGTTAGAACTCTGGCAAAAGCCTAAGGTGAATCATGAACTCTACCACGTAGCCCCTACTCCTAACACAACCACTGCCGACATTCTTACAAACGGTGAGCTCCTGCTTCCCGGTTATGAGGATCGTCCTTTCAAAGCCACTGACACTACTCTCAAAGGTATCGCCTGCATTCAAACACTCTCCAAATTCAACATCGTCCCTGAAAACACACTTCTATTAGGAGCTGCACGTAGAGATGGTCATTGTCCATTCATCCAACATATTCCAGGTAAAGTCACTTCAGTTGATTTAGTTCGACACGAGAACCCAAAGGGTCCAGCTTATGCTATCGACCTATGCAATGAACTACCACCTGGTAAATTTGATACAATAATCTCAGACCTCTACAGTGCAAATCCTGAAACACTCTTCCCACGTTTCAAAGATATTCTATCTAACAACCTCAAAGAACATGGACACTTCCTCTTCAAAGTCACTAACAAATTCAGACATAACACAGTAATTGAAGAAATTGCTCAACACTTCTCCTACACACACATCTACAAGGCACCTACAAATACAGTTACATCTGAACTTTGGGTTGCTAACATAAATTATAATCCCAAAGGCAACACAGGAAATATAATAGACTTTGACAGCGAATATGCAGGACGTATCAAGACTATGATTGACAATCCACATAAATTCAAAATGCTATTCACCTCTCCTCGATTCATCAAATTCACTTAGCATCCTTCTCCTCTATCGTCGTGGTTGACATACAAATACACACACACACGCTCATAAACACTTCTACCTACACACATTAAAACTTCGAAAATTTCGAATGGTTTTAGGTGACATTAGGGTCTATCCTAAACGAAGTGACTATGCGCCTTCCACCTATGTAGCAGGATATAAGTTTCTCTCCTACTAAACACAAATCTAACTTTAACACATAACACATAACGCACACATACAAAATCCTATACGGTCAATTACAACCTATTTTAAACAACCACGACAATCCCTTTCAATCATCATTTCCTGGTGACTAGGGTCCTCTTTAAACGAAGCAACCATCACCGTTACTTCTTCTAGAATGAACCGTCGTACACGCACCGCAACTCCTATGCCTCGTCGTCGCCTACCTCCTTCCAACCGACCCACTCGCAATGCAAGGCTCATCGAGATTCCTCAATCCTTCGCAGTCGAACGCGGTAATGGATGGACTCTGGCATATGCCCCAGGTAAAAATCCACTACCGGGAAAAGTCATCGCTCGTATGCAGGCATCTCCATTCATTCAAGGACTTCAAGAACAATCCCTCCAAGTTGTCAAGTCATCTGATGGTAAGTATTCAATTTCAAAGAGATACGGTAAAATGGCCATCACCTATCTTAATCCCAACGATCCCATTCTGCCAAAGCGTTCAACACAGAAGTCAATCGTTCCCGATCCTTCCCTTGACATAGAGAACCTAGCTGAAGGTATCCACGCAATGAGCCTTGAAGACGACGAACCCATGGAAACACAATCATAATCCAATTAATTGGTCAATTACAACCTAAATTTTCGTAACAAAGCAGGCCTAGCTATGCAATGTTCGCGATCATTCACCATGCACTTCTCATCCTTTCGCTCCCAGCCATTTTCATCTTCTACTGGGCTGCGGGGCTTATTTCTGACCTTCCTCTTATCTACTTTACTCTCTGGTTCTGGGGTTCATGGCTTCTTGCTACAATTTGCTACTCCCTCACATTCTCTGGACGCAGGCGCAACAAGGACAAATTCTATTATTCTATCAACGTGCAACAACACAATCCGTACAATAAAAGAATCTTGTCATCTAAGTTCGCTTAAGTCTGAGGTCTCCTGCTTTTACGATGAACACATTCATGACATTTCTGCACCAGGCTCGCATATCATTTATACAATTGGTTTTGCTTACCTGAAAACAGATTATGAATGTAAAGAAGGATATCCTCCCGCCAACACCGTCCAACGATACTTCCTTGCTATTTTATACCTTAGCATCTGTTCTCTTCTAGCCTACATTTTCACTAAAATCACTCCTATCGCTAAATCCTTCATCTCTTCATGCTTTCAAACTGAATATATCATGGAAACGATCGAAACTGAAAAAGGCCAAGTGACTGTTGCCCATGATAGACATAAGCTCACACCAACAAGTTGCCATTCTATTCTCAACTCCACTTTCAATCTTCTAGTTATTGGATGTTTCATATTTCTATGTTTCTTCATCACTCCTGCTTTCGCCACGATTCTAAGTGGAATTCCTGAAAAAGACAAGTCAGTCCTCATGGCTCCCCACGTACTTTTTGAGGCCGGCCAACCAACTGAGCCTCCAGACTGCATCCATTGGGCTGCTAATGGTGACTGTTTCTGCAACTCTACCAACTGCGACTGGAGTGAACACGTTCAAACTCTTTGTCCTCAAACCTGTAACACATCATCTCCCACTACAACTTCTTCTGCCACACAATCTCTTCCGTCTTCCACTCCTTCTAGTGACGCCGATAATCCTTGTGTTGCACAGGACGATGCCGGTTGTTACAGCTATCTTAATGACTATGACGAATCAAAACGTACACAAGCCATTAAATACACATACACACTCAGCACAAAGAATACACCACATATGAATGCAATCCTAACTACTGAGCAATTTGAAGAAATGTCTTTAGATGAAGCAAGATACTCTGACATTGTATCTTTATACCGAATCAATAACATAACATCAGTCCCTGGCTGTATGTACAATCCAGTATCATACTATCTCCATGGCGACTCTGTTCCTGTTACTTGTCCATCAACACCAAGATCTTTCGGTACAACCTACAATCATCAAATCAGTAGTCAAATTTTGTATAATCACAAAATGGTAAATGTTACAGTAGATCAACGTTGCAAAACACATTCTGATAACTGTTGGGCTTATTATAACAAGGCATCGAAAAGCATTTTTATCCAATTCCATCCCAGCTATGCTCAGAAGTATCATAATAGAATATTAGAGCCCACTACATTAATTATTCCATTCTATCCTCCCAGAGACACTAAAACACTAGCCACACATCTTGGTCCTCGCGTTTTCCGTAATGCCGGTGATTATCAAATTTTCCTTGAACCTGGCTGGCTCGGTAGAACATACCTTGACGGTTATTCTTATCATGAAATTTATGCATCCACACGTCACGATTGCCGTTACAACATGATGTCCGGCGACAATAAGTATGGTATAAACCTCGGAGATGACGTCCTTCATGAGACCATTCCAACTCCCCGCGGTTATACTCCTAGCGTTGTTGTCTGTGGCACTACATTTACATATTATAAATTACATGACGCAGTTAAACTCCCATGGGAAAGCGTTCAATATACCGATATAGAGGACATTCCTGCCGGTTTCCGTGATCCCTATGACTTCTCCGTCGATACTCCATCTGGGCCTGTAACTATCAGTGTTCTGGAAGAGTATCATGACGGAGATTCCATACGGGAGACGGCTCCTAAGCGTTTCTTCATCTACTATCGGATAATGACAGCCCGTCTTACACCCTCACAAGTCGAACATCTTAATCTATCTACACACGCCACAAGTTCCTGGGCAGCTGAAAATTACATAAGTAACTGTTACGTTGTTAGACAGCAATTCGTCAGAAACACTCACCCATTTTCATTTGCTCTTTCTTACATTGACTACAATGTAACAGCTGGTAGTGTTGTTCGATGCAACGAATTCAACATACAAATGGATCTTCTTCTTGCAACCTTTGGTACAGCAACACGTACGTGGGCGGCTGAGTATCGTCATCTGCCACATTTTCTCACCAAGCGCGGTTTCTATCCCCTCGAACCTGTTACCGGTTCTGCAATAGATTACTTGATAGTCGAATACAACGCCCATGCTTCACGTTACTCACATCAGGCAACTTACCATCAATTTGGACATCCAGTTGCTAAAGCTCAAACCCGTCCCGGCGTCTGTCCCACCCCTCGTTCCATACGCTATCAAGGTCTTTGTTATGAAGTAGACTGGTCTGTCCGCTCTCCAACACCACCTATTAGCGGTTATCCTGACATTGGCACCTACACTTCTGGCTACATCTTCAGAGACTATGACTATTATAGATTCAAACCTAAGTTCGGTAACGGTCTATATTTAGGCAAAGTTTCTGCTGCTGCTTCTATCGGCACTTATTCTAAGTGCGGTAAAGCTCAATCCATCAGTCCATACCATGATCACGGTATTAATACTGACCTTGGCACACCGGTTTATGATAGCGCTTGTGACTCCGCAGCTTATACAATCCCAGTAGTCAAATATAATGGACCATACTCTCTTGGCGTTCCAGACGTTAGTTGCGAAATTCACGATGAAACCTTAACATGTGGCACTAACAGCACTTTTAGATTTTCAATTTGTTCCCATAAAATCCCTTATGACGGTCCCCATTCAGTCACATGTATCAATTCTAAAGATAACAAAGTCCATGTTGTGAAACAGCCCGGATATTCCTACTATATCGCTGGTGACCCAGGTGCACTTCATATTTCTCACAACAAGCATAAACCTTACACCTCCATTCTCAAAGATCAAATCAACCTCTTCCACTTCTCCTATCTTTACCAGGCAGTAGCTATGCTGTTTGGAAGTCTCGGTTATTTCATCTTCGGTCTCTATGTTACTCTTTTCATCCTCACCACTCTCTGGGCTAACATCAAGTATATCTTCTACGCTAAAACAACCTACCTTGGTTATACCGTGCCTCAACGCTTTATGGCTGGTAAGACCACTGGTTGTAAGATGTGTGGTCTTGACACTAAACATCTCAAGATCCATGCTCGCCATCACAAGATCTACATCCACAGTCCTATGCTCGGTCGAACTTTCTTCCTCTGGTCTCCTATCTATGCTATTCTCCTTCTATCCATTATTTCTCCAGCTTCAGCTCTCGCTCCACGACAGGCACGTGTTAGAGGCTCTCCTGGCACCTTCAAACAAGAACCCGTCATCAAATCAACATCATGCTCTGGTACACAATGCAAAGTTGACCTTGAGTATACAGGTGTTATTCCCATCTATGACGGTGCTCAGTTTACAGCCGATCTTAACATCGAGGGTTATCTTCCAACCACAACTAGTTACATAGTTCGTGACCCCACATACACCTCATCCTGTGCCTATCTCTACACTTCTCTTCCTCCTAAACTCTGCGACGCTCGCATCAATTGGTCTTGCCTTCATACTGGTTCTTGCAAAAATAGCTCCGAATATCTTTTCAAGCCTTTAGGTCAACACACCTCCAACGATTACATTGTTGCTAATCCATCTAATCCTCTTCAATGCGGTCTCTGTCCCCATTCAGCTGATTGTGATACTAAATTTGCACATCTCAACCACGGTTGCGCTACCATCAACGATGGTCACGCTGCAGGTGCCGTTTGGATTTCTGGCGCCGTTGACAGTGACATGATTGCTGTCTTCGAATGCTCAGTTTCCAACATAGCCTTCCAGATCTGTGACCCTGTCACCAATGAATGCGCATCCATCACAACAGATTATAGAAATTACACCGCAGACTTCAAGACAATTAGTTTTAACATCGCTCATCCCCAAGTAGCTAAGACAACATTTAAAGTTGGTGCGCTTTTTACCCAGGGTACAACCCATCCCAAGCATCTCCTCTACGATGTTCCTGGCAAGTACGATGCTCCACCTGGTTCTTTCTTTAGCTATCAAGCTGAGACTGTTCCCACCGGTGCATTTTGTAACAAGAACGCATGGATGTCCCCTGGCCTAGCATCAACAGACATTAAATACAATGGCTTCCCAACATTAGATTATAAACTAAATTTTGCAACTATAAATCAAGCCATTCGCAGCTACGACCCCTTGGGAGCTATAGTTCAATGTAATTACGATCAGACATATATTTCCACTATCACAGCCCGTCAGCAACGTTCACTTCTTCTAAACGGAGTTACTTACACAGATGAGGTAGATGCTCTTTCGTATAGTCTCCTCCTGAATCCGCATCACTGCGATTTCGGAGCCGTGAACATACACTTTGCATATTCCACTACTGCTCATGTTTCTCTAATAGAAGGTGACCCTGACCAACTCTCTTTCGACTGTACAGGCTGTCTTTTCACTAACAACCAAATGCAATGTTCCATCAAAGGTATTGACTCTCACTCTTATCAAATTACTGATTCTCTTAATACTTTCGGCGCTGCAACATGCTCTCATACTAAAGCCGATCATCTCTGTAATTTCACTGCTTCCGCATCTGAGTTCGATCTTAAAGTTAATGGTAAAGCGGTCACTATTACTCCAGTTATCACACAATGCGACGTCGGGTCTATATCCGACACCATTGTTGGTGCTGCAGGTAATGATGGCTATGGTACCTTCACTCCTTTCGCATTCGGCGGCAAGACATGGGATTACATTCTCAAGTATATTCTATATGGCATCGGCACACCTGTCTTTCTCTTCGCTCTAATTTGCTTGCTACAGTTGCTATCCCACTTATGCACGTCCATGAGAACGAAAGCCAAACGATCCTAGACCATGAATTCTGACTATCCCATTGATTATACATATATAACCACTAATAATATTTTATTATAAAATCAAATACAAAACTATAAAATAATAAAATCACTAAAAATTTCTAAAACAATAAAATCAAATACAAAATGTATCCCTCCAATTATCATTCCTCCTAATATAAAGCAGCTTCCTTATGGTCAATCTGTGTCAACTGGACTAGGAATCACGTGGGGCCGAGTCATCTGCCTTTACGTCTCCTATTACACTGCCACAGAGAGCTAGCTATTTCAACCTTATTCTACCCGATTAAGGTATGATTCAAATCCCGAATATAATGATTAAGCAGCAGAAAATCGTCATATCTCAGGGCTCCTAAACAGGCACTACCGTTTCTCAATTACGACCGAGATTCCATCTTATCTTAATTGAGACGATGGGCGGTGGATGAGTTTTGTGTTATTGTTTCAACAACACAATATGAATCCATTCCTTGTGCCAGGCGTCACGGACTCAGGCTCGAAGACCACTTCCGCACTGATAACCCCGATGGCCCCTAACTAAGGGTGATTTGCATCATATCTGCTACAGCCACCCGATATCACGACCTCCGTGCATCGATGAATAGCGTGTTTATACCCTTAAACAGGCCAACTTCATCCATGCCCGCAGCCTCGTGGTTTCCCGGTGATATG